TTCGTATTCTTCCTTGGTGATGTCTTCGGTAATGAAGCAGTACTCAGCGTCCGCGCCGCACGGGTCCTGAATGGCGGGATCCATAAAGACGCTGAATGGATTGCGTACGCGGCCTATCTTGATGTCCTGATCAAAGCTGTCTTCGCGGCAATATTCAGTGAGAATGCGTATGTAGCCTTCGCCAAACGTGACTTGGTTATCGCAAGCCGTGTCGTACGCTACATCTGCGTCTGATATGTACTCTATGTGCTTGATCATGCCGTCGAACACCTCAGCGACCTTGGGGTCTGCGAGGTCATCGGCGGGTATAACCTTGCCCGACGGACGGTTTAGACGCTGCTCGTTTGTGACCTGACGTATGTGCTGCGGCAGCTTGTTGATGGTGATGCATGGCCGGGCGTTGACGGCTTGCCCCTGCACCGACCCGCGCGTAGCCAGCACGTCTGAGGGCCACTGAAACTGGTTATCGGGGCTACCCGCAGCGAACCGGAGATCGTCCAGCTGGTCGCTTCGGGTATTCTGCCATGCAGATTGACTGATAGTCATGCGCTTACGCATGACGCTAAGGACGTCGTCGTTATCAGCTGACGTAACCAATTAACTAGCCATCCAGTTGTTATTGCGACCGTATTCTACTGACCTTGGTTTGTCAACGCGCGTCCTGCCCCGCGCCTTGCCCGCTACCGGGTACGCGAACGTCAGCGCCAGCGCGTCGGCTGCGTCTGGTGACGCCTGCCCCCTCTCCTTCATGCGCGCCTTGCTCTCCAGCTTGATCGCCCCGTTGAACGTACCTGTGCTGGTCAGCTCCTGCTTGGGCGCAGTCAGATCCTTCTTCAGCAGGCGATCGTCCGGGATGGCCCCTGTCTTGAGCCAGTCGCGCATCAGCCCCCACATCTCAGCCCGCTTGTTGGCGTACATGATAGGCTTGCGGCTGGACGCGCCGAAGTTGACCGGCCTCACCTGCTTGTACTGTTGCTCCTTCAGACGGTCGTAGACGCCTGCCCCCAGCCCGCCCTCGTCCACGCACACCAGCACCGGCTGGAACTCTTCTATCGCGTCCACGATGCGTCCTACGGTCTCCATGGTGTCTTCTCCACGGTACCGTTTAATGGATATCAGGTGACGTCCCTGTCGTACTGCAATGACCGTTGCGTCCGCCCCGAACCGCGCCGGGTCCACGCCAATGACCACGGGCGCTTCCGGGTCTTTGACGCTGTCCTTGTAGCGCAGCACGGCGTCTTCGACCAGCGTACGCGATATGAACTGCTCGTCCCCCTCTGGCGGGAACTCGCCGTACACTTCGACGTACGCCTGCGGTGAGCTAGCGCCGTACTCGTCAATGATCTGCTGATAGACCGCCTTGTCGGTGTCCTCGACATCGCGGGCGTCCACCGTCCGCGTTCTCCAGAAGTCGCGTTTGTCGTGGAACGTCGAGAAGAAGTACCCCGACCCCCGCCGCGGGTTGCTGAACGCAAACCAGAACCTGTTAGGCGTGTTCTCCGTAAAGAACCCCGACGCCACCGACCAGATTGGGTCCGCGATACCGCTGGCCTCATCGAACACGAGCATGACGCCCGCGAAGTTATGCACGCCCGCGTACCCGTCCGGGTTCTCCTCAGACCACAGCCTGCCCTCGATGGCCCAGTACCGCGTGCCCAGCTTCAGGTCGCGTTCGACCAGCTCCGTCAGCCACTTAGCCGGCTGCACCTTGGTCGCGCTTACCTCGAACCAGTGGCTGTTTAACGCCATGCTCAGCCACTTGGTAATCTCCGACCATGTGATGGACCGCAGCTGGTTCTCAGAGTTAGCGCTGACCAGCGTTGTTGACCCAATCCGCGTCGTCAGCATCCAGATGGTCAGCCAGCTGACTAGCGCTGACTTACCGATGCCCCGACCGCTGGCCGTCGCCATACGCAGCGTGTCGAAGTTAACCTTTCCTTTGTTGTTCTTGATGTGTTCGCCTAGGTCACGCAGCACCTCACGCTGCCACTTACGCGGGCCTGTGAAGTGCTCCAGCGGCGTGCCCGGCTGGCCCCACGGGAACAAAAACATAACGAACGCCAGCGGATCGTCCTTGAGCGAGGCGGACCACAGACGCGCCATCAGCGTCATTTCCGATTCGGCGTCGTACCGTGGTTCCTGCATTATTTCAGCTCAAAATGAGGGCCGTCCCTGAAACGCGGCCAGTCTGCGCCGGCTACAATAGCCACGTTCTGCTGCTTTGCAAACGCCTTGAGGTCATCCGCCAGCAGCCGGTACAGCGGCCAGTCCCACCTGACCTCACCGTCTACTACGACCGCCAGATCCACCGCCCTGCCCGTCAGATGCTTAGAGTTGAGCGTACGGGACGCGCCGGCCTTGACCAGCTCAGCCTGCCTCTCTGGCGTCCTGACGCCCTCCGTAACGATGAACGCCTGCTTTGCCTTTTTGGCGTAGGCCGTTATGAGTTTAGCCAGCGTTGGATGTACGCCTTGCAGCCGCTTACGCGAGCGCTCATCCATCCGTGAGTTGCCGGTGTTCATACACTGTTCCCTCTATGACGCGCTGTTCCGCCATCGCCAGCGCGTCCTTGATGCTGATCTGGGCCTGCACGGTCACGTTCAGCTGCTGTGCGGCCTGCCAGCCATGTACGTGCTTGAGTACGTCCAGCGCCGCCTTGGCGTCACCCTGACGCGCCGCGTTAATGAGTACGTTAGCCATCTCTGCTTCTGCGTCTGCTTTGCCTTTAAGTATGGCCAGCTCAACCATTGGGTCCATCTGCTTGAGCCGGTTAAATTCAACGGGCAACATGCCAGCGGCCAAAGCAAGTGTTTCGCCTTTAAGACCTTGCTTAGATGCTTCGTAAATCTGCTCCAGACGCGCTTCGGTAGCTTTTAAGGCAGGTCGTACTTCAAGCGGGAGGGAATGAAACGTGTGGTTCATGGTCTGTACTATATACTTGTGTTTTTAAAAATCAAAAAATTTTTGCGGGTGACCTGTACAGGTACCAGAGGCATTCGGGCCCTGTCCCCCCCGGGCCTCCGGGGCCTGTAACGTTACAACCCTACCCCCCTAGGGGTTTTATAGCCGTACGCCCCATGGGGGTAACGTTACAGGCGGCGCGTGTAACGTTACGGGCGCGCGTTACATCACGTTACAATGGCCATATGGCCATTGGGGTCATGGCCTTGACGTACGGGCAGGCGCCCCTGCTGGCCGTGTGGGAATGCCCGGTTGACGTACGGGCAGGCGGCGCGAGGCGGCGCGAGGCGGCGCGAGGCGGCGCAGGCGTACATAGAACGCAGCGTTCCTGCATAATTAACCTGATGTTCCTATTCCGTTCATGCCGCTAGAAACGGCAGGAAGGGGCCGCACGTGCGGGTTTCTACCTTTTGATAGTACGGCATCTAGAAAAAAAGCGCGCATGGGCGGGGCCGCCTTGCCTCAGGAAACGCTATGTCGGTTCTGGCCAAAATGGCGCGCGCGGGGCATACAACGCGCGCGCTAGCGTGGGGGCTTTGGGTCATTTTGGGGTAGTTGGGGTAGTTGGGGTAGTGGGTCCCAAAGCGCCAGAAAAAATACCCCTATATATATATATATACTCTCTCTCTCTCTATCTATCTATACCCCAATTACCCCACCACGTAAAATCCCCAAGCATTACAGCGCTCTTCCCCGGGCAATACCACCCCCAAAAAAATACCCTATACAACCCCAGAATCTTATTTTATAAACCTCCTGTTAACCCGATCATGCGATGACGGGATCACTGGATGTTTGACATTGTGAGAACAGGTACCCCGTACACGTCGCGAGACGCTGCAACTGGGGTCCGTGACAGGGCTATCGCCGGCGTCTAGCTGGCGAGACGCCCTGTGTGTCTGGGGCTAGCCGCCCCACTGATGAGGCGCAGTACCGCCGAAACACACACACGGAGACAGACCATGATTGACACCCTCTCTATGGACTTTGGCCATGGCTACACAGGGTACGTGAAAGGCACTCCTAGCGATGCTTGGGGCTATGTCGCCACCATAGAGGTCAAATCTGACACCAGCGTAGACCCCGTAAGGCTATGGTGGTGTCAGGGATACCCTACCAAAGAGGCGGCGTTGATAGCCCTGATCAAGCGGGCGAAACAGACCCGATCATCTTTGCACGGCCATAGGCCGCTGATCTAACCCCAAGCCCCGCGCCCCGGCGCGGGGCTTTTTCCGTTTATAGGAGCCGCGTTATTGCGGCTCTGACACACCACGGAGACACGCACTATGCCTACGGATACCTACGCTGATGAAGCTAGGGCGGCGGACCTGCAACGGTACGTCATACACCTAGCGCATGACGTCTACCGGCGCATGAAGGAGCCCGCTGACTATTACCGCTGTGCTCTGGATGACCGGTTTTACGAAGCCTGCGTTGAGGCGGTTCTATTCACACTGGACCCTCGCGCAGACCAATTCGAAAGCGCCGAACAAGCCCGGCTCAATTGGGTAGATCGCGCCTGCAACCGCATAGCCTTCTACCGTCTACCCCTCAACACGGAGAAACCCGCCAATGCTATCTGATGTCCAGATTGCGACCTTAGTCTTCATCGGAATATTCATCTTCGCCGCCGGTTTGTGGATAAACGAACACATACACGGCAGAGACTAACCCCAAGCCCCGCGCCTCGGCGCGGGGCTTTTTCTATTTATAGGGATACACACCCTGACACACACACGGAGACACACACACCATGAAGACCAAAAAGGACGCTACCATATACGCTACTCTGACGGCTCGCACCGTCACTCTGACGGGCGGTACGTACCCGGTACGCGGGGCAATCAAGGCGGCTAACGCCGGGTTTGTTTGGAACGCCGGCGAGGAAAGCTGGATGGCTCCCCGTACGCCGCAGGCGGAGGCGCTTGTCAGTCAACTCGGCGCCACCGTGATCAATACAGCAGAGGATGCCTCGCCGCCCCCAGTGGTGACGCCGCCGCCGCCTGTATCGTTCACCTACCGCGCCAAAGCGGCAGACGCCGAAACGCCTGTACCGCCGGGCATAGAAACAACGGTGCGCCTGCTAGTCGCCGCCATAGCCTCCCAACAGGCGCAGGCGTCGGCTAGCCTCGATACCGCAGCAGTGCAGGCCCTGATAGACGCTAGTCTGGACCGGGTCATCACGCGGCGGATTGAGGTGGCCACGGCTACAGAAACCCGCACCGTCGAAGGGCTGGCGCACTATCAACTGCCGACGCTCATACGTATGGTCTCAACCGGGCAAAACGTATGGCTGACGGGGCCTAGCGGCGCGGGCAAAACCCACGCCGCAGAACAGGTCGCGCAGGCTCTAGGGCTGACGTACTACTTCCAAGGCGCCATGAGCATGCCTCATGACCTGTTGGGGTTCGTCGACGCAAACGGCAAGTATCATATAACCCCGTTTGTGCAGGCGTACGAAAGCGGCGGCCTGCTGCTGTTGGACGAATTGGACAGCGGCTCAAATGAAGCGCTGCTTACTCTCAACGCAGCGCTG